GTGCTGGCGGCACTGTCTGGTGAGGTGGTGAGTCTTTCGGACGAGTTCAGCAAGCGCATGAAGGCGTTGGCTGGCCGTATCGAAGAGGTAGCCCTGTCGGTTGAGGCTGAGCGCGAAAGTAATGCTGAAGCCATTGTCAAAGCCAGACGCCTGCAAGAGGCGCTCCGGGAGTTTGCGTAAGCACTCGGCTTTGCGAACCCCTGGCCGTAAAGCGCTCGGGTATTTGCGAAGTGCCGCCTCAAGGCAGTGGCCCTGAGTAAGCGTGAGTTTTTGGATAGGAGCGGGATATGAGCGCAAGAGATAAACAGGTCATCTCATCTTGGCAGGTTGTCGTGTATGGCGACCGCGTCAGTTTCAAGCGTGTTGATAACGGGCAGATGCAAGAAAGTTATCCGCCCGTTTCCATTTCAAAAGCGGCTGTATACGCAGCGGCTATTGTTCATGGTCTTCAACCACCAAGAGATCTTCGTCCGTGCGATAAACCGATTGATTAAATTCAATCTGCACCAAGTCAGGCCCGCGGCGTTTCACTCGGTAGAAGTCCAGCCCTCCAAAAGAGATCCGTGTTTCTCTGGGCAATCCTTCCAATTGGTCTAGCAACGTACCGAGATCTGTTGTGTGGCTTTCGATGATTTCCTTCGTTGGCATTTGTTACTCCTTCGTACTGGTTGCGGAAAGGCCAATGGCTGGCCGTGGCCTCCAGCAGTCTCGCACGGTTTTGGTGCTCGAAAAACGCCGGGGACCCTGGGGGTATTCGGTGGGTACGGGGTCGGAAACCCGCGGGACTGTGTTAGCGAACGTTTCACCAGCTTAGTGAACTCAGGTGAACAGGTGAACACTTCGAGTTCACTGGGTGAACAGGACATTCAATCATGACTGTAATTAGCAAAACGGAGTTTGCGGCACGGCGTGGCTGGGCTAAATCCTATGTCTCGAAGTTGGCCAATCAAAATCGGTTGGTGTTGACCAAGGACGGCAAGATCGAACTTGAAGCCACTGAAGTCTTGCTGGATCAAACCGCCGACCCCAGCAAGGCCGCTGTCGCCGACCGTCACCACCAGGACAGGCTGCAGCGTGATGTGTACAGCCAGTTATCCAGCCACGTCGAGCCGACTTCAATGGCTGCGCCGCCGCACTCGCTTACCCCTGCGGCGGCGCTTCCCGATTTCCAGAAAGCCAGAGCCTTGCGTGAGCACAACTTGGCCCAGCTCGCCGAGATCGAGCTGCATAAAGCCAAGGGCTCATTGGTCTCTGTGATAGCGGTACAGACTGGCGCTTACAACGCCGGTCGCATGTTGCGCGACCAATTGCTCGGCATGCCTCCCCAGCTAGCCCCGGAATTGGCGTCCATGACGGATCCTTGGGAAATCGAGAAACACCTGACGGCGGCGATCCGTCGCTCGCTGGAAGACGCCGAGCGCATCTCTTCAGCGGACCTTGAACACACACTGACACCGAGTTAAGCCTATGCCCACCGAAATTCCTGACGGTGCAGAGGTGTACCGTGAGGCGTATTTCCGTGGGCTTCGGCCCGACCCGGACGTCTGGATCGATCAGTGGGCCGATGAGTACATGCGCATCCCGCGCGACACCGGCGCCGCTGAGCCTGGCCAGTACCGCACCTCGCGTACACCCTATGCCCGCGAGCCCATGCGCTGCCTGTCACCGGCTCACCCCTGCAAGCGCGTGATCACCATGGTCGCGTCGCAGCTGATGAAAACCCAGATCGGTCTGAACTGGATAGGCGGACTGATGCACATGGCGCCTTCGAACATTCTGGCGCTGCTGCCCAGCTTGGGCCTGGCCAAACGTGTGTCGTCACGGATCGGCAAAACGATCAAGGCGACTCCTGTGTTGCGCGAGCGAGTCGCAGCCAGTCGGTCGCGGGATTCGCGCAACACCATGGACACCAAGGAGTTCGAGGGCGGTACGTTGTACGTCACTACAGCAGGCTCAGCGGCGAACCTTTCGGAGCTCTCGGCGCGCTACGTGTACGGTGACGAAATCGATCGCTGGGAAGTGGACATCGGAGAGGAGGGCGACCCTATCGAGCTGGCGGAAACCCGGGGTAGCACCTTCGGCCGCAATGCCAAGTTCTACTTTTCCAGCTCGCCAACGATCAAAGGCGCGTCGCGAATTTCCGATCTGTTTGACGGCAGCGACCAGCGGCACTACTACGTGCCGTGCCCATCCTGCGGGCATATGCAGACCCTGGATTGGGAGCGCTTGCACTACTCGAAAGACTTCAGCGTGGTGCACTACCAGTGCGCTGGCCCTGACTGTGACGTACTGATCGAGGAGTACCACAAGGGCGAAATGCTCACCAACGGTGAATGGCGCGCCCACGCCGAGGGTGATGGCGAGACTGTGGGCTTTCATCTCAACGCGCTGTATTCGCCGCTCGGCTGGATGGACTGGAAGTCGCTGGCCAAGCAGTTTGAGAAAGCGAAAAAGGCTCAGGCCAAGGGCGACCTTGAACCGATGCAGGTGTTCTACAACACCCGTCTGGCGAAGGTCTGGGACGCAGCTCAAGAGCAAACCAAAGCCGATGTACTCCGAGCGCGGGCGCGACTTGAATGCTTCGGCCTCGGTTCGCTGCCTTCCGCAGTGCTCATGATCACCGGCTCTGTCGACGTTCAGGCCAACCGCTTGGAGTTTATGGCCATGGGTTGGGGCGTCGGCATGGAGCGTTGGGTGGTCGATTACCAGGTGGTGTCGGGCGATCCCGCAGACGAGCGCACCTGGGCTGCGTTGGACGAATTGCTCAAAGCTAAGTACCGCCATCCGTGCGGCGTCGGCCTGGGCATTCTCGCCGTGGCTGTCGACTCCGGCGGTCACCATACCGACGAGGTCTATCAGTTCTGCCGCGTGCGTCGCTGGCGCAACGTGTTCGCCATCAAGGGGGCGAGCAAGCCCGGCAAGCCGGTGATCGCTCAGCGCCCATCCATGGTCGATGTGACCTGGAAAGGCCAGACCGAACGTAACGGCGCCGAGCTGTGGTTCGTGGGTACCGATACCGCGAAGGACTGGATTTACAACCGTTATCCGTTCGAGTCAGGGCCGGGTGCGCTTCACTTCGCCAATGACCTACCCGACGAATTCTTCGATCAGTGCGTCGCGGAACGCAAGGTCGCGCGCTACATACGCGGCCACAAGCGCATCGAATGGGTCAAGGGTAAGGCTGAGCGCAACGAAGCACTCGACTTGATGGTGTATTGCTTGGCTATGGCGCATTACCTGGGCCTCAATCGATACAAGGAGCACGACTGGGAGCGTGTGCGCCAATCACTGGCGCAGTCCGGTCTGTTCGACGAAGCCTTGGGCATCAAATCTGTGCAAGGCGAGCGCGTCAGCAACGCGGGGCAAGCAGCACTAGTTGCTGCACCGCAACCGGTTCCGCAACCCGTTGCTGCCGTCGCGCATTCGCGACCCGCAGCACCACCACCCCAACGCCGCAGCTCCACCAGCGGTTACCTGAAGAGACGCTGATATGTCATTTACCCAGAAGCACCTCGACGCGGTTGAGGGGGCGATCGCTCGCGGCGAAAAAACCGTGCGCTATGGCGATCGCACCGTGGAATACCGATCCATCGACGAGTTGCTCAAAGCTCGCGATGAGATCCGCACCTCGCTGGTGAATTCAGCTGGGCCACGCTCCCGCGTGGTTCGGCTGTACCACGGAGGTAAAGGACTCTAATGGCCCGTTATCCGACGCTCACCCGTAACGGATTTGTGTTGCCGTCGAACATCAAGGCCAGTTACGAAGGCGCCGGGGAGGGCCGACGCTCAACTGGCTGGGATGCTCCCGACAACGGAATCAACAGCATCAACACCCCGGCACTGCGTAACCTGCGTTCCCGTTCACGGGCTGCTGTTCGCAACGACCCGTATGCCTACAACGTGATCGATAAGCGCGTTAGCAACCTGATCGGCACTGGCATCACACCAAGACCGAAAACCGACGACGAAGCCCTGCGCAAACTGCTGCAGGAACTTTGGGACGATTGGGTCGATGAGTCGGATGCCGATGAGCGCACCGACTTCAATGGTCAGCAGGCGTTGGTCGCGCGTACGGTGGAAACCTCGGGCGAATGTTTTATTCGATTACGACCGCGTGGCATGGATGAAGGCCTCGCTGTGCCTTTGCAGCTGCAGATCCTGGCCCCCGAGTTTGTCCCTCACGACAAGTTCGAAACCACTCGCGAAGGCAACTTCATCCGCGCCGGGATTGAGTTCACCCCCAGTGGTAAGCGCGTTGCGTACTGGATGTACCTTTCGCACCCGCGTGATGCCTCGTCGTTGAACGCTGGCTACAACCAACTGGTGCGAGTGCCGGCCGCGCAGGTGCTACATATCTTCGAACCGG